TCCTTTTACTATGCGTGATAACGCTTATTTGTCAAGATTTAATTTGCACGCAAAATTTCGGCCTCGCCCCGTATTACAAAAGTCTCCACAAATCGTAAGCTGAACTCATCATCTTCGTGGAGTAAGGGAAAGGGCCTAATTCTTGATAGGTTTTATGGTACTGAAAGGGTGGAGATGAAACGGTATAAATTTTATTGGCGCAAACGTCCATAAAAGCTCCCTCTTTACCCTCAATTCGTGGCGTGACAAACTCATCTGCGGGGAAAATCAATTTCTGCAATTGGCGCAGTATGGGAATTTTTGTAGCGTCCTTATAAGGCCAGTCTTCGGGGCTATAGAAATAATTAAGATAGCTTTGATAGGCTTGATGCAATACGTCAAGAGTCTCGTTCGGCAAATTTTCTCTTTCGTTCGTTAATGTAACCATAGTGCGGAGTAATGCCCCAAGGTGTAAGTAGGTATAATATAGCCCCTTTTTGTTTCGCAGATTCTCTACCCAAATTTCATTTTTTTTGCCACACCAGCGGTCTTTATTTAATATAGCCTTCTTTGCTCGTTTCGTAATTTTTTTTACACAGGCATGGAGCCGAGCCTTGTGGTAGGGCTGAATGGCGACATTGCCTCGATGATGAATAATATATTTGTGTGCAATACATTCCCCCATTAATCCCAGTGCTCCATGGTTTGAATATTTATGAAACAGCCCCTCTTGTAAAGACTTGCAGTAAGGGAGATAAGTATGGGTGATAAAATTTTCTATTTTGGCGACTGTCGCCGTATGCAATATTTCGCAGTCTTTTCCTGTTGAAAATTTATATTGCCATATTTGCATGGCGGTAATTGCCACATGATAGCGAGAGACCACCACAAATCTTGTATCGTCCCAAAACTTGGGCTCGAAATTAATAGAAAACAATTCTGAAACCTTTTGATTGAGGTTCTCAGAAGTTTGTCCCGTAAGAATAATCTCCATTATTTGGCGGATTCGTTCTTCCAGATAGGCCGTGGCTTTTTCGCGGCCTTCCTTGTCGCGATAGTATGCGGGTATTGACATTGTCTTCATGGTATTAGTTACACTTATCGAGGGCCAGTAGAATTTGTATCTCTACGCTCTATAAAAGTACCCTCATAAAAATCAATATGCTCATTTTTCTGTATTATGATATATTTTTTCGTCTGACCAGAACATCCAATCAGGAGTAAGTGAATAGCGCCAGCGGGCAAAGGGTTTGTCATATTTATAATAAAGGCGATACTTGCCAACTTCATTGCATTTCTCAAAAAATGCGCTTTGACGGCATTTCGACTCTTCGTTGATAGCGATAGCAAAAGGGGTTAAACCTATTTTTTCATAGGGGTTATGATTTGATGCCCATCGAACAAACGGAACGGAACCATGGGGCTTCATATTTCTCTGTAACCTTTCTTTTTCCATGGACAGAGCGTGTACGGCCAACCATTCTAGATTCTCATGGGATTGACGAACCCATTTGCTACAAGGATGATTAATATGGGTATGGCCTCGAACCTTTCCGGTCACCGTTTTAGGTGCGCCTACTAGAATATTTGGGTCGAAACAATTCGCAAGCATCTGTGCGGATTCAGTGAGCATTTTACTAATATGGGCATCGCACAAATATTTGGCGGCAATGGCTGGATTTTTATCCAGAATAAAAAGGTTCATGCGTCTATTTGAGCAGATGCACTATAAAAGTCAAGATTAATGTGTAATATATTTTATGGCCAAAGGGGTTAATAAGGAATTGATGAGGGGGCTTTTAGAATTAGAGCCCACGGCAAAATTGGAATTTTTTATAATTTACTATAATTATGAAGAAAATCCGGCAGAATTTATTGCTATTCATTCGGGCTCTAATGGCGTCGGCGTTCCTATTTATTGGCAGGGGGTAAGATATATCCCCTTTAATATAGAAGGTTCGGCGTGGGAAAAATCGAACGACCAGAGATTGCCGCGCCCGAAGATTAGGGTTTCTAATCAAGGAATGGTCGTAAGCACTTTGCTTCGAAAATATAAAAACCTCAGCGGGGCTAAGGTGGTGCGAAAAAGAACCCTTGCCAAATTCATAGACAATGCCAATTTCCCTAATGGACAAAACCCCTATGGGGCAGAAAATTTTAACGCTGGATTTGCTGATGAAAAATACTATATTTCTCATAAAATAAGCGAGACTAGGGAAGAAGTGGAATTTGAACTAGTTACTCCGCTTGAACTAGAAAACCAAAAAATTCCCAATCGAAAAGTCCATAGCTTAAGATGTGGATTTGTTTATCGTGGTTATGGGTGTCGATATGCTGGCCCTCCTGTTGCCGATTTGGATGACAATATGCTGGTCGAATCAAGCATTGGAGCTTCGACTACCGCAGATTTGATATTAAAAGCCGAAAATAATTTTATTGATACGTCCAAAAGCGAATTACATTCTAAAAACTTTAACAGCGAAAACAATTTTGGCTCTCCACCGTTTAATCAAGTTGGGTTATACAGCATTGGGGATTCTGGGCATTACCCATCAACTGGTGCGGCGCAAGTTACTCCGTATTCCGATTCGTCATTTTATTTTGATGGAAGCGGGGTCATATGCCTGTCAACTGGATTTGTTCCCTCTAGCTATTCTCCACAATTAACTCATGGCTCAGGCTTAAACCAAATGTCTAGAACTGTTGCTTTCTGGTGTTATCCTTACAGCGGGGCTGACCATAATCCCTCTGGAATTAAAGTGGCCGTAGACTTTGGGGATTTGAACGGGGGGTTCTCTATTTATACGGAGGGCTCAGGAGCAAATAGCACGGGGTATGTGGGCGTAATCAGAATATCTGGAACGGGCGCGGGAGACCCTAGAGTATGGACTGTTCCCTCACAAGCAGACCCATCGATATTCAATAAATGGACTCATGTTGCATTTTCTTATACCATGGGAGAGGAGACAGACGAAAGGAATTGGGCAAAACTATACTTAGATGGGAAGCTTAAGGGGTCTGGAGCCCTGTGGACTAAAAACGGAACAGGATTTGATATAGACGTTCGAAAAACCGCGGTATCAACGGGGGCAAATGGCATAGGTAGCGCGTTAGATTTTTGGGCAGGAGATGTTGGTGGTACGCATTCGGGAATAAATGCCGCCGCATTTCGGGGATACATGGAAGATTTTCGAGTATATAACGACGAATTGCCTGCTAGTATTATTAATGAAATCTATCAATACCAAAATATCATAACCTTAACAGAGGGGGATTTAGTTGACAAAGGGGAGTGGGAGAAGGGAGTAACATATAATAAGGGGAATGTTGTAAGTATCGAAGGAACAAAATACAAAATGTTTTCCCGAAAAACAGCCAGTGGATTCGTAGGTATTAAGTTTAAATTTATTTGCCTAAATGATAATACCGATACCGACCCAAGGTCAGATTCTGTTAATTGGCGCAAAGACGCCTGTAGTAAAAGTTTGCAAGGGTGCTCTTTGAGATATGGCGATAGCCTACCTTTTGGGGGATATCCGGGCACACACCGTTACCCCTTCTCAGCAAGACAAAATGGATATTAAAAAACAACTTATTAATGCGGCCGAGCCTCACATTCAAGATGAAATCTGCGGTTTCATTTGCCTGAAGGAGGAGAAATATTACTACGTTCCGGTAAAAAATCGCTCCCCCCATCCCGACCAATTCTTTTACATATCGGCAATAGATTTTTTGCAAATTCAGAAAGAGCATAACCTTATTGGGATATTTCATAATCACGCTAAAGAAGACGAGATGCCAAGCCAGTTCGACAAGACCTTGGGTGAAAATATTTGCTTCCCCATGGTTATTTATAGTAACCTTTCTAAAAAATTTCATATTTTTATTCCTAAAGACATAGATTGTGATGTAAAACTTGTGGAAGGTCTTAGGGACAGGTTATTATGACAGAGGTAATTTTACATGGAGCATTAGGCAAAAGGTTTGGGCGTTTCCATTCCTTTAATATCGGCAAGCCGATTGACGCCATTCGCGCCCTTATCGCAAACAAGAAAAGCTTTCGTCATGTTCTTAAGTCATGGGGTAGAAAGGGTAGGCTGTATGAAATAATCTGTGATGGGCAATTGATTACAGACGAAACAGAACTAATAAACCCTAGAAAGATAAAGCTCGTGGAAATTGTCCCTATAATAATAGGCACCAGTAGGGCTTTAAAAATTGTAGTGGGCGCTATTTTAGTTATTGTTGGGGCGGTAACGGGTATCAATTTTTTTGTAAACATAGGTGTAGCACTTATTGTTGGGGGCGTTATGGAATTATTATTTCCCGTCCAAACGCCATCTTTTCATACGGAGGCTCAGGCGAAATCTTTCTTATTCTCTTCTACGCAAAATTCAACAAGCAGGGGTCAACCAGTACAAATAGGATATGGAAGATTAAGAGCGGGAAGCCAAGTTATAAGCACATCATTAGAACCATCGAGGCTCGGCGGGGCAAACACAAGAATGATGACAGGGCAAGAACGGGAAGCAAAGTGGGATGAATGGTTGGCCAATCAGCAGGGACGGTGGAAAGGATTTATGGCTATAGCTCCTTTTGTGATTTATAGCAACAGGCGCGACCATTATCTCCCCCCAGAATTACCAATCACAGCATAATGACAAAAATTATTTTACATGGAGCGTTAGCCAAACAATTTGGTAAGGAGCACAACTTCCTAATAAGGAAGCCGATTGATGCTATTCGGGCGCTAATGGCCAACAAGAAGGGGTTTAGACACGCATTTAAAACTTGGGGGAAAGAGGGAAAGCTATATGAATTAATTTGTGACGGCAAAAAAATAGATTCGGAGCAAGACTTGGCTAGTCACGGGGACTATCAAGAGATACACTTTGCGCCTCTTATAATTGGAACAAGTAATGCCGGGAAAATAATTGTTGGGGCGCTATTAATAGTCGTTAGCGTATTATATCCAACACTGGGAACATTTGGACAGGCACTTATGGGCGCAGGAGTATCTCTTGTTTTAGGAGGAATTATGGGCTTGTTATTTCCCCCTCCGACCCCTACATTTAACGCGGAGGCATCTCCGAGGTCGTTTATTTTCTCAACCTTGGAAAACGCCGCAACGCAAGGGGCTTCTGTTCCCTTGGGTTACGGAAGAATAAGGGTGGGAAGTAAAGTAGTATCTACTTCTATAGAGCCTCAGCGATTAGGCGGGGCAAACAAAAGAATGATGACAGGGCGTGAATCGGAGGCAAAGTGGGATGAATGGAAAAACTATCAACTGGAGGAATGGAGAGGAATTATGGCTATAGCTCCCATTGTAATCTGGAAAGACAGGGGAAATTTACCTTTGCCTCCAGAACTCCCAATCACAGTAGTGGAAACAGAATGAATATAAAAACAACAACAAAGGATTTTCTTAAAACAAGATTAGTGGGCGCTGGAAATGACGTAGTATTAAAGGCCCCCAATAACACTTCTCAACTTCTAATGTCTGTTGAGTCGTTCTCTGTTATAGATTTATTGGCAGAGGGGCCTATAGGTGGCGTTGTCGACCAAAAAGGAGCGTATGTTGGCGGAGACCGCCTGTTATGCGGGGTGTATATTGACCAAGTTCCAGTTAGAGAAACTTTAAGTCAGGAATCTTATATTTATAATAGCTTTCCTACGGGCGTTAATTCTACTCAGCCCTTTTCTAGGGATTTAACTGGGATAGCCAATATTTTAGATTCTTATGATTCTGCATTCCAAAGTATTTACAGAGATGAAGATGAAGAGATGCTGGATTTGGACAAAGCTTTTGCGGCCGGAGCATATCAACTTAACAAGGGCTTGCAATCACTTTTGCAATATACTTCAGAAGAAGAGGCGATGTTGCTTCGGGGGCAAAGTGCGTTTTTTGTCTCAGAAGATATAAAATATGCATTTATTCCTTCTTCCGCGGTGGATATATCAAACTTGAATATTACGGAAAACAATACTTCTATTCAAGTTATGTATAGTGGGGCAAACGGAGAGATTGGAATTTTAAACAACAGGTATAGAAAAAACAGCAACAATGAAGGCGCCTTCAACCAAATGGTTGTTTCTAAAATCCCTGACCCAATTATTAATTTCTCCTATAAGTTTAATGCCCAAAGCACCAATGTAAGCGTGTCTGATATTCGAGATGGATATATTCTAATTCCGATAGCCAGCGGAGACACCTTGGCAAGCGTGGGAGGGAAGGTAAAGTTTACTTCAGTAGACAGCGAGTGTCTGGATTTCACATCACAAGAACTAAGCGGGGCATCTATATTTCTACAGTCATTTCGAGAAGATGCGTCTAATACATATAATTACGACAAAATTGACGTTGAGGTAAGGAATGGGGAAGAAAACCAGCTCCCATTGGACAATGTGATAGAGACCAGTCGTTCATATGACACAAATTTTACGCTGGTTGGCGCAGTAACTCCAGAAAGTTATCACGATAAAATCGACCCCCTCAAAGGTGAAAACGTCAAGCCCTCTACAGCGGATTCTGCTTATACTTCCCAATCAAGGCTTGTGGAAGGCGGAGAAGATTATGCCCAATGGGCAAAGGACTCATTCAATAACTATAGAGATGAAAAAGCGGCGTACTCACATATTATTGAGAACCCAGCCGTGACCAAGGTTAGCGCCACATTTACTTTGGGTTCATTATACGACACGCAGGTTACGGAGAAACCGGAGGACAAAGCTGGAACACAAACCGTCGCTACCGTAGAAATGGGTATCGAGATAGGGCTGGAAGGAGACAATGACCCGAGCGACCCCTTGTACGAAACATTGAAACAGTATCATAAAGACATAACCTTTGGGATAGAAGGTCTTGTTAGGGGGACTCCATTCAGATTTAGAGTCGGGGGCGGCAATAATTCCGCGCGGGGCTCATGGATTGCGGGGACAAGGGGAACAAAGTTTTCTGACTTAAACGACCTTCCCTTGCCCGCGGAAGTCCAAGGCAGAAAAAGATATATAAAGATATATAGAAAAACGCCAGAGACTTTTAGCTCTAAAAGGTCAATCTCTATTACCCTCTCCGCTATTAATGAATATTATGGAAAGAGTTTTTCATATCCGCTTTCTGCCCACGCCGGAGTTATGATAGATTCTAGGGGGTTCTCTAGGGTTCCGAGTCGAGCATATGATTTGCGGCTAAAAAAAGTTTTAATCCCATCAAATTATTATCCCCTTTATAATAACGGGATAGACAAAAGATTTATCTCTAATAAAAACGACTGGGACAGTAATAACAAGCCTAAAATATATAATGGCGATTGGGACGGGACATTTAGATATGACTGGACAGATAACCCGGCGTGGATTTTGTATGACATGCTTATTGACCCAGTGTATGCTATCGGGAATCAGTTTGATGACCTACGAGATATAAATATTTGGCAATTATATGAAATTGGGAAATTCTGTGACGCAATAAATGACGATGGAGAATTTATTGGAGTAAACGATGGGTATGGAGGTTTGGAGCCTAGATTCTCCTGTAATGTTATGCTTAATAACGAACAGGAAGCTTACGATATTCTAAATAGCATTGCCACAGTATTCAGGGGAACGGTATTTTACGCGGGTTCTGATGTCGATTTTTATTATGACGTAGAAGATGAGCCTGTGGCGACATTTAATAATCATAACGTGGATAATGGCTCGTTTACATATTCTGATTCATTGAAATCATCAAGATATACTGTAGTTGAAGTTCCATACATGGATAGGAAGGACAACTTCCTTCAAAAAGTCGAGTATTATGAAGACGAAGAAAGTATTCAAAGATATGGATACATTAAACACGTTTTTCAGGGGATAGGGATAACCTCTAGGGGGCAAGCTCAACGCTTTGCCAAGTATGCTTTGCTTTCCAATAAATTAGAAACTGAAACCGTTCAATTCGCTGCTGGCAGAGAAGCTATGCTGCTCCAGCCCAGTGATATTATTCGCGTAGATGACGAACTGAAAAAATTACAAGCAGTAGGAAATTACATAGCAGAAATTGATTATGATAATAAGCAGATAATTTTGCCGCATATGCCAACCGGAGGTTTAGATACTGAAATATATCTATACTGTCTTACTGGCGAAAATACCTTAGACCAGCTTTTCCAAGACGCATATGATGAGGAGCTTTCTATCTCTCAAGGGAAAATAGACAACTTAAATACGCGAAAAATTAAACAGTTCAGCGTATCTTCTTATTCCTATACTGGAACCGATGGTGGGGGAACAGGGCTTGTCGTGAACATAGACCCTAGTCAAAGCGGCATAGCCAAATTCAACGATGTTTTAGTTGGCTCTCTTTGTTCTATAAAAACCACCGGCCGTAATGACAGTCTTTACAAAGTTATTTCCATGTCAGAAGAAGGAGAGGGAAAGATAAACATTCTGGCATCCCAGTATGAACCCCAAAAATTCGGTCTTGTGGAAAGCGGAATAAAATTTTCGCAGGAGGAAGATTATTTTGCTAATCTGTCTGTAGACTACAACGATAACACTCCAGACCCTCCGCAGTCAGTAACGGTAAGCGGTGGAGTTAATGTTGTTGACGGCAAGGGAGGAATTTATTTGACGGGAACAATAATAGAAAATGCAACCTATCCCTTGACTGAAAAATACCACTGCTATCTTACAACTCCGAGGGGGACAAAACTGACTAAGTCGATTTATAATTCATCCGCCTCAGAGCAAGTTGTTTTTGGGCCAATGTACGAATTTGGAACATATAATTTATCGGTATATGGAGAGAGCGCAGAGCCGTTGAAGCTACGCTCAGTAGGCGCAACTTCTTCTACTACTAGTATATCATTAAGCTCATCCGCCTATGATTACTGTGTTATAAATAGCGTATCATTTCAAAAGGGAGCGGGGGAATATAGCGCTCCAGAGGGCGAAAGTGAAAAAAATTCCGAAGGCACTTTTGAGCTGTATCAAGGGGATTTGAATATCGTTTGGACGGTGCGCGATAGGATTGGAAGGGTCATTACCACTGCCGAGGGAATGAGAACCAACTGGGATTATCCCAAGGTAAGCCTAGATATAAAGTACGACGATGGGACTTACGCCGCCAAGGACTGGATTTATCGCTCCGAAAGCGTCGGGGCGTTAATTAGGCAAGAGCAATTGAATACATGGTTTAATGGTTCAATCCCACGCTCATTTGATATTGTGCTAAGAATGACATCGGATTCTCAGCCAGAAGAGTCTATCGCCACAATTAATATTTTAAATCCTGAGCCTAAATTAGATATAGTAAGGGTATCCAGTTCCTACGACAGTATAGCCAATGGATTTAATATTTTCGCCGATGCTCCAAAAAGATATAGAGATGATATTGAAAGGCTGTATCTATACACCGGAAACTCACAAACGGGCGTAGGAGAATTGTTCACGGAAATAGACATTGGAAATAAGAGCGCCTTGGCAAAAAAGGACTCGTTGCTTTTATATGGAGACTTATATGATAATATTACAGACAATACTTTGTTATCTGTAGAGTCCCTGTATGACTCTCTATTCTTTAACGGAGAACCCGTTGAAATGAATAGTTTTGCCTCTCCTTCAGATTTTCCGGATGGAATGTCTGGCGATACTGCGTACCAAATAGTGCTTGGGAATACTTTTAATTCCTTGCTATATTTAGACGCAAACCGAGGGTATTATAATACAGGCTTGGCAATCAACAATCAGTCGTATTTGACGAATGCTGGCCTTCGACAATTAAATGATGGCTATTATCCCTTTGAAAGGCTAACAGGCGTTACGAGCAATACAGCAGGAGGAACAGGCTTAATATCGGGCTCAGACGTAAGCTATAGGTATCCTATCGTCAACGAATCTGCTGAGGGAGTTTGGATTTATAACGCGGCTTATTCTTCTTACGCTAATTCTGGATGGGTAAATACATCAGAATTGCCCGGAGGTTATGTAACGGGCAATATCAATAACGATGTTGGGGGCAATAGAAGCTGGTCAGACAACTGGGTTTATTTTGGAAGCTTAAGCTCTTGGGTTTTTGTCGCAGACACAGAATACAGCTTTGGAGCAAACGCTAGTGTAGGCAAGTTCGAAACAAGTAAGTATTTTGATATAAGAAATAGAAATGGATTTAGGCTTGCTGAAGAAGAGCCTGCTGGTGTCAGCAACGCAACATTTCAATCTGGCACCGAGTCTTTCTCTGCCGTGGCGTGGGCCGCCCCGATGAAGACCCTTAATAAAATGTATTTATTTGATTGCGGCGGCCAATCAGGGGGATGGTCATTTTATTTAAGTGGACAGGAAACCGCTGGAAACCCGAGCGGAAGTTATAGATTAGATGTTAGACTATCTGACCAGCCTGCCGTGGGAAGCACGGGGGGATTAATCACTGTAACTGGCGGATTAAATGCTTGGGAAATAGGAAAATGGTCTCACTTTGGCATTAATTTTTATACCATAACGGGTGCTGGGGGGAATACTGGTTATGCCGACGTTTATCTTAATGGGAAACTTGATAACTCGGGCGTTGCCTCGGGGTCTGGAACGAACCCACACAACGGAGCCTGTGGCATTGGAACTCAAATGGGACAATCTGTTTCTGGAGCGGGAAATAACGGAGGGGTCTCAGACTGGACGGACAATTACTTTTTTGGCCACATAACAGATGTCGGAATATTTGCGGCAAGTATGCTAGGGCAGGAAATGCAGGAACAATACTATGGGATAAGAAACCAATACTCCTTTAAGTTGTCTACTGGGGGTAATCTCATTCAAGAAATAACTGGAGAAAACCCATCTAATCTCATTTCTGTTAACTCTCTAGATAATTCTATTATACAAGTTAGCGTTCAAAACGCTGCTGGGGCAGGAGCTAGTGAAAAGTCATTAATTGAAAAAATTAATACATTAGGAATGACTGGTATCTATAAGCAGTTTACGCTTCGTAGCGAAGTCGACAGTGATAACGAAAAATTCCAAAACTTAATCAATGGAACTTTCTACCTAGATGAGGCGGACTATTTGGGCAATGTTTATGACTGGCACAAAATTGGCGAAGAAGATATTGGTATCCGTTATTTAACTACTGGACAACTGGGTTCCCCTACTCCGAAATGGGGGAAATGGATATTGTATAGTGGGGAAACCGGAACGATTCTTTATCAATATACTGGAATTGATGCAGATAATGCTGGAGGTATCCACGAGTCGGGAGGGGCTTCTGCTAGTGGAAAGGTTCCGATTGCGGTCAGGATGAAAACTGGGGCAAGTGGCAATACTCTGGGGTTCCCCGTGTCTCCGCTACCGCAAATAATGAACACAAATATCTCTGACAACACAAGCGTACGGTTTGCCGACTTTTATCTTCGGGTTAAGGCGGAAGATTATTTGGGGCAAAGCGAATCCTTTTATCCGCGAGTAGGTCTTCCTGCCGTGCAAGTTAATTTCGCAGAACTTAGTGATGTGGGAGCGAAGACAAAAGCCCAAGCTGGCTTAGCGGCTGGGGAACAGTTGCAGAACCTTATAGAAACTTTGAGAAGGGCCGGAGAAACGGGCGTGGACTACTATGGATTTCAAGCGGCTTTGTCAAACGGGGGATTTAAAGCCTTGGTTAGTGAAAGTCCGATTATAAAGGATACCGCGCCAGACGCCTATAAAACTTCCAAGCCGAACATAGAAACGTCGTTTCCTATTGTGTTGGATGATATCGAATTCCGCTCTGATGGTTATACATTTGATTTAACAGTAACGGCATATCATGAAAGTTCAGATGCGGATATTTTCTTTTCTACTCTGAAATCCGATGTTATCGCCGCAAGCCCAAGCCCATCGCTAAAGGGTACTCCTAGCGTTACTGATGCAAGATTTAAAACAAAAACCTTAACCGTTATGGACAGAAGCTCCATTTGGGTCACGGCAAAAACCCCCGGCAAGGCGATTTCTGAGTATGACTCAGAAAGGGTCTCTATTGAATTCCACAATGCTGTAGACCTATAGGTTTATAACACTAAAGAATAAGACTTATCTTCTGGCTTGAATTTCATTTTTTTTAAAAGCTTTTCTACTTGAGGGGCAGAAGGGCTTTGCGTCAAAAAGCCGACGTTGATTACATCAACCCTTTTGCGCTTTAGGATATTAATGGCTTCCAAGAATACTTTAAGCCCATTCTTGTTGTTTTTTGATACCCAAAGGTATGATGTAGCAATAGATTTATTAACTCTAAAATCTGGGCCCACAACAAACCAACACAACGCGTCTATCTCTGTTTCACTGAGGAAGTTACAAACTAAAACACAGGTGTTGATAAGCATATTTTCATTGCTCCACGCCGCCAGTATTACATCTGGCAGAAAGGGAAGCCCCCCATAATGTTTTACGGGGTGGTGCTTCGCCAGTTCTGCAAAATTGGCATGAACAATTTTAAAGTCGTCTAAAGAAGTAACTCTTTTAACCATTATTAATTACCCCAATAATATTGCGGACTTCCGCCTTGGGGATGTCTGAAAAGTCAGACCAGTTGCCAATCTCTTTTACGTCTATCGTCGGGCGATATTCTTTCGCCTTATATAGTGCCCGAAGCTTACCAACAAATTCTTCGAAAGAGGTAATGTTCAGTTGTTTTTCGACCACCTTGCGCAAAATATCGCTAGGATTGGGCAATTTGTTTTTCTGGTCGCCACGAGCATCAACTAGATACTCTTTATTCTTGTCGATTTCTTCGTCGCTACAGATATTAATGCCCAGAAAACCCCTTACGCAACGAACAAACGCGCGGTTCTCGGCAATGGTTTCGGGAAACTTCGCCACAAAATCTGACATATTTGAAATAGAAGCATTTGCCAGCGAAGAAAACGAAATATCTGAACCATATTTGCCTTGTCTGGTCTCAAAATTGTCAATAAAACCAATTGTACATTTTACAGCCACATGTTCAGGGGTAGAATGCGGAGCCCACTCATAGTCCACATAAGAATAGCCGCGCAACTTAGCTATATGCTTAATTCCGCCGAGCATAACGAGAAGCTGTCTATCTTCAAGGCCTTCCGCCGTTTTTGGCACTGGCATATTCCGTGTTTCAAACCAATCTTTATTGGGATAAAGAAATTCCTCTGGAATCATTGACCGCCAGTCTACCGTGCCATCTTCCTTAAACTTATATTCGACGCCCTTTAATAGTCCTCGCTCGTCTCTCAAAGAGTAGTGATTATCAAATTTTTCTATGTCTGCACCAACAGCTGCGGAAGTTTCAGTAGTTTTGGCTGATTTAGGTTCAGTTTTATTTTTGCTCATAAAGATAAAAATGGTCTAGTTCTTCTAGAAAGTCAAGGCTTTTTATTATATTATTTCCTCTATCCATTGCGTCGAGGTGCGCCCTGCTTAGAAAAATTCCGTTTTTACAAAAAATTCTTTTGTTTGACTTAAAATGAGTCGCATTTTTGAGTTCTTTTGGCCATTTTGTCGGCCGAATAATTCTATCAAAAGAAAAATCAAAATAGCGATTCATTTCTTTTCGAAGTTCTTCGCTATCCGCTTCTGACGAATATAGTTTAAAAGGAACCCCGAGGGCTCCTAGCTTTTGAAGATATTCCTCGCTGGGAAATTCTCCCAGATTACAGAAAAAATTCACATAAGGAATGTTTCTGCGAAACTTAGCAATAATATCAAGGGAAATAGGCTTATTGGAGATTATAGAACACTTATTCGATTGTAGCCATTGACATAAAATATCTTCGTTATGGGCTTTATCCAGTCTAACGTTAAGAAGGCGTCCAGCAAGCTCTTTGATGGGATGGTAAAAATCCGGCACCACCTCTAAAAGCTCATGATGGTATGCTGGGCCGATATAATTGACCTTTTCCTTAGGGGGCGAAACAAAATCTACTAGCTTGCTCAGGCATTCTACAATTCTATCTGGAAAGATGGAAAATATAACAGGGTTCTTTTCTTCCGCGGAAAAAGAAGGTTTTTTGTTTTTGTATTTAGGCTTAATGTTAATGTGATTGTCAGACCAAATCGGGCCGCAATATTCTGGAGAATTGTTGGAGTATAACACAACCAATGGGATTCCTTTGGCTGAGGCTAGGTGATGAGAAAATCCATTAACACAAATATGGGCGAGCGAATTAACAATTACATAATTTACTTGTTTAATACTAAGGCTTCCTAATGCCAAATCTTCACCAATGCTTCTTGATTCTTTTGGGTTTGCTATCCGAACAATTTTAATGTCGGGCTCCATTGTCTTGCGAAGCAGCTTAACAACCTCTCTCCAATAGGGATACTGACTGGCCTGAGAGGAAGCAGAAGTATCAATGGTGATATACCTGCAAAAACCCACTACGGGGAAAAAGTGTTCCCCAATGATAGGTTTAGCGGGTTTGGCGCCACAGTGTCGAGAATATTCGTTTATTAAATGAGCCATTAGTCGTCAAAAATATTTTTATCTACCCCGTTATGGGTATAGCAGGGGTTTCTTTGGGTTGTAATATAAGGAACATAAACAATCTCAAACAAACCTTCTTTTTCAGATGTTCCTTCCATTTCTAATGAGTTCTCAAAAAAGGGATGGAAGGGTATTAATTTGTGAATATCTGGATGAGAGTCTATAGCACTAAACAGAGAGGGTTCTGTCGCAAAATATATATTGTATTCTGGATAATTTTTTTTGATATTAGATATCAGGGAATTAATTAAAATAATATCAGAAAGCGCTTCGGGTATAGCAATTAAAATTCTACGCCCCTTATCGTCTTTATCCAAAACGTCCATAATGGTCACGGGTTTAGATTCCCCATTAATTACCTCTTCCCAAGCAGAATCTTCTACAAGAGGGGCGGCGTCTAAAATTTCTTCGAGCTGCTTCCCTACCACTTCTATTGAATAATTATCTATTACGAACTGCCTAGCCTTTTGCCCCATTTTTTTTCTTTTGTCGGGCTTCATAAGAAATACTTTTTTAAGCTGCTTGGCGATGCTGGATGGATAGGTCGAGGCCTTGATAAATTGAGTTCCCGGCTCGCGATATTCCGCCCATTCCAAGGGAAATCCTCCGCTTTCTGGCGTACAGTGGTCTTCTCCACAGGAATAGTCTGTAACCAAGGTAATCAATTCGCAAAGCTTAGCCTCTTGGATGGGAATTTCTTGACCGCCACTAGTAAAGGGGTGAACGTAAACATCCATAAGATTATATATCTCATTTAATTGGATTTCATTAACGCCTTGTGCTATATTGGTAGTCTGTTGGGATTTGTGCGCACCACAGCGACAGTCCAGCCCCTGTCCAGAGAACGGTTTGATTTCATATTGCCCGCATTTTGGACAAAAATAAGTAGTGAGAACAAGGTTTGTGGGAATGGATTTTTCCTCAAGCATTCGGGGGATATCCCATCCCTCAGACCAATGGGTATGCAAAAGAAGCTTGGCTTGTGCCTGAGGGTTTTGTTTTCTAAATTCCATAAAACCATCCAGCAGGTTCGGGACGGACTTGCGTAATTGATTCCTGAATACGAAACCGATAATAAAATCATTTGGAGCTATTTTGTTTCTCGCTCGAAGTTCTGCGCGGTCTTTAATCGGGAAAAACGCAGAAGTATCTATGCTTCCATGTAACGTAGATACATTTGGGCATTGTTTTTTCATTGCCTTTTCGGCAAAAGAGGCCCAGACGTGGAACCTATCCGTATGCTTTGCGCCATCAAAGGCTTGGGATAAAATCGGGAGGCTATCTAGCGTTGTCCACACCATAGGTGTTAAAGTTTTCCACCACGGTTTTTTCCAAAAATCAAGCCCCCAAATGTCCTCTATTCCTATATATACATCTGGTTGAATTTCTGATATAACCTTGTCGATGCCAAAATGGCCATAACCCGCAAGCTTTTGCGATTGTGGGTCTTGAGCAATCTGCGCTAAAGTAGAGCGGTCGCTAGGCAAGGAACCTAGGCATTTCCAAGGAAGTAAATTATGAGCGTCTTCTTGGTAATGCCTGCCATTCGCAAGTTCAATAAGCTCATACTTGCCGGTATTAAAAAGATGCCTTAAAATATTCTTTTTGTGTTTTCCAAATCCTGTAAACGCCTTACAAAAATTGGAATGGACTAATACTTTTTTCTTTCTCATTCAGACTTGTCTTGACAAAGTTTAATAATAGAATCGTCGCAAAACTTTGACAAAACATACGCTTCGTTCGCTGAAAGCCCGATTCCATATTTTTCCCCGCCCCGTGAAATAGATATGCTAAAAATAGGCGAACCACTTGACCTCGCAAACCATTTCATAGAAATGCTGGTTGTTGTCTCTTGAAACTTGTGAACAGTAGAAAAATCTTCTTTTTTTGAAAGGGCTCGAACAATTCCCGCCAATTCTACCGCATTAAATTTAATTGCGATATCATTATTAGGCTTCTCCGAGCGAAACCTCGCTGTCCGAGAGGATGAATCCCAACTAACTTGGCGGGCGATATTCAAATAAAATTGGTGGACTTTATGCGTTTCGTGAACGCGACAAGAAAAACCTGCGACAGCCCCTGTCACTTTCGGGGTGGGTTTATAAAATGTAATTGAACTCATGCTAAAATAGTAGTTGTTTAAAGAAGTTTTTCAAGAAAAATCAAATCCAATTTATCCAAATTCTTTTTAAGGGATTCATGGAGGCAAAGGCGGCCGCGATAAGACTGGTATTTTGCCGCGTTTTGAAGTCTTCCAAGGTTATGAAAAGAAACTTCTAGCGAAGATAGCATCAATTCGTCTATAAGGGTCAAATAGAAGTCTACCATCCACGCAAATTTTGAGAGCTTGTCAAGCTGTTTGAATTTCCACTTATCGCTTCCGCTAAATTCTCTGTAAAATTTACTGCTATTAAGGCCAAGATAATATGGAAAGCACGCGACCTCAACAATAGGGTTGCCTTTCATAATATACGGATGGGTAATGATATATGGTATTCCTGTCGCTTTCGATATCACGACATTATCACTCTTGAGCGGGCCAAAGCACAAAGAACCTTCTTTTGTAGGAAATTTATCAAGAACATTTTCCTTAAACAAGGCGTGACATTCTTCCGATATCTCTTTTAGCAATTCTTTAATATCAATCGAATACTTTTTAGTAAGTTTGTTAAGAGCCTCCTTGGGAAGGACATCTATAAATTCATAGCTTTTAAATATGTCGCCGTAAACTTTTTCTTGGTTATCTAGGCCCTCCGTGGGATACTGGCTTTGGCTGACTATTAACATCCCCGCAAAAAGGGTTATAATTTTATCCAAGGTTTCTTTGTCGATTTCGCCCGAGAAAACCGACGGCTCATGCCATGTTACAGAATAGTAAAACTTGTTTAAAATCTCGCCCTGATAAATATGTTGCCCTACGACGGGAATGTAGGAGCTCTGGGAGAGCGTTTTATCGTGTTTAAATAAAAAATCATGTGGAGAAAGCTTAACAAAGGCATACCTACTTTCATAGGTAACAACATATGTTGTTAAAAAGTAATCGTTGGCTGACCTAACGACCCCGTCGGGGTCGGGGGTGGGAAGACCCGATTCTTTTGTGATGTCGCACACTAATTTATATTCTTCCTCGGACAATGAATTATCTACGGGGGAAATATTAAGGACTTGATTAAGTAGGTTCATAAAAAAAGGGGGGGGGCTATTAAGCCCCCCCATTGAGCGCTTAAGCCGTTGTTACGGTGCGTCCACGAGAATGAATAGAGCGAATGTTATTCTTAGTGACTAAGCGTTCATTGTTTCTATTCCTGTCGAAAAAGCGAATCCCCTTGGGGGTCTCGCGAATAAGTCTAGCGTTAAAAGCTCGACCATCTTTTGTATAAAGGCCGAAAAATCGACCCTGAGTTGCGCGAATTGCGGGAAGAATATCTTTATTCATCATGTGTTAAGATGTTGATTATAATGGATTTGTCAAGCATTTTTGCATGAAATTCTTCATTTTTATTAGTTTCATCTAATTTTTCATAAACTGCGCCAATGATATGTTCTTCAACCTTGGACAATATAGGCCGAGCGCCGTCTTTGGGGTCACAGGAATCAGCCAAAAATCGAATCACTTCCTCGTCTGCCCGTATGGATAGCCCACATTGCGACAATCTGGTTCTGGCCAACGATTTTAGATGCCGATTGTCTAATTCATTAAACACCCAAGACCTGTCTACAGCGTCTATAATGTCCCTAGGAACGCGTTTGGTGTCCACGGATACCATAGAACCCTCTCCGCCAAATCCAAGGCTGTCAGAACGGCTTATATGGCGAGTAGTAAAAAAGACTTTGGCCCTTGAGCAGTCGATTTTCTGGCCAATATTGTCCTGAAGAAAACCGTCATTAAGCATATTAACTAAAAGGTCTAAAACGACAGGGTGAGCCTTATCAATGTTTTCAAACAACAAAATTATTGTGGGATTGTTTTTTAACTTTTCGGTCAATATTCCTCCTTTGTCATACCCAACATAACCCGCAGAAGAACCGATTAGTTTATTAATTGACGTAGACTCGACATAATGAGACATGTCGAAACAGGCCAACCCATCTTGTTTTAAGGGGCAGTATTCCGCGTACTGTGAGACAAATAGTGTTTTGCCTACCCCTGCGCCGCCAGCAAATAACGAACTAAACACTGGCTTGTTTTTGCGGCGTTGTGCGGCCATACCTCTCTCAAAAGAGCTAAACTCTTTAATAATATTGTCTTGCCCGCAAATTTTACTTTTTAAAAATTCTTCAAAAGTTTGTTTATTCTTTTCAAGTTTAAACTTTTGGGATATAAAATGACGAACGTCTTCTGCGGATGCGAGAACATTTTTAGAAATTTGCTCTGTCCATCTTTCCATTTCGATTTTATACAACTCTGCTTTTTTATCGTATTTTCCCAGCTTTTCGTCTTTTGGGACAGAAGAAACATATTCTTTAAGTTCGTTTTCCAGTTGATTAATATGCGTTGGCCTTTTGCAGTGCCTAAGCTTTAAAAAAGTGCCAGCCTCATCAAGAAGGTCAAACGCCTTGTCTGGAAAGCGTCGATAGGGAACATTTACGTCTGCCGCGTGAACCAGCTCGGCAATTGCGCCATTATCAAATTCAATCCCATGATATTTTTCATAAGAATCTTTACAATGAGATACGATGTCAATTGTTTCATCTACATCTGGCTCTTTGACATGGATTACCTCAAATCTCCTAGACAGCGCAGAATCTTTTTCAATATGCTTTTTATATTCAGCATAAGTTGTTGCACCTATGCAGGACAAATCTCCTCTTGCTAGGGCTGGCTTTAGAATATTGGCCGCATCCATGGCTCCATTATCTCCAGCGCCAACCACCATATGTATTTCGTCAATAAAGACAACGGTTTTCGCTGGAAAGGACTTAAGTTCTTCGACAGTTTGATTCAGTCTTTTTTCGAAATCCCCTCGATACATGGCTCCAGCTACCATATCTGAAAGCTTTAATTCAAAAATTTCCATCTTGGGAAATGCAATCTCGGTATCTTCTGGAGGATTTTCCATAGAAAGGGCAAGACCCTCAACAAGGGCGGTTTTCCCGACCCCAGCCTCTCCAACGAATAGAACATTGGATTTTTGTCTGCGACACAGCGCCGTCATGGCCGCATTAATCTCGTCCATTCTTCCAAAAAACTGGAAATTCCCATCTAAAATTCTGCTATTAATATGGTCGCAATATTGTTCTAAATATGACGTTTTTTCAAGGTTTTGTGCAGGGCCACGATGTGGGACATTCTCCTTGTTCTCGTGAAGTAAAGAGAGAAACTCTTGAAAGGTATCATAAAATTCTACTGCATCAATATTAACTTCCTGCAAAAAGCTTTTTACTTGTTGAGAGTTTTTGATGCACGAAGAAAAAATATGGTCTACGCCAATATAGGGGGTGCTGGAAATCTCTGCTTCTTTTTTGCTAAAGTCAATAACCTTAGACGATTCTTTCTTCCACGATATTTTTTTTCGGGGGGAGCGCTTGATGTCTGTACAATAACCTAGGCTAGACTGAATCAAGCCTGCTGGGTCACTCGTACAGTTTGTTAAAAACATATGTATTACCTCGTATCCAGAAAGTAAAGATGATAAAAATATATCCATAGGGTGAACAGCGGTTCCCCCTAATTCTTTACAAATCTGTTTTGCTCTATCTATGCATTCTTTTGCTCTGGGATTATAATCTAAGTCCATTAGTTAAGTTCTGATAATTTCATATAGATTTTCTCATCTATAAGTTTTAGGGAATTAATAAAAAACGCGTCGCCGCTATACCTTCCGACAACCGTCAAAATACTATCCTTCTTGGGTTTTTCTCCTCCATTGTTTAAATAAGAGGTCAGGGTCTCCCTGTTTCTTCCGTCGGCCATAATGCCAACTAGGGAGCCTGTTTCGTCAGAGAGAAAAACTCTCATATAGCGATTACCTGCCCTGCTTATCCCTATGGTTACATCATCCACAACGCCAACGATATGTCTTGTGTCTCGAAGGTCTCGTTGGACAAGGTCTCGAATATTAATAAAATTCTTGTCAACAAACACATCGTTAAGTCTGTGGCTGTAAGAATAGCCTAAAATTTTACGCTCAAAATACCAATTAGCAAATTTTTCATGCCTTTTATTCAGGTCGTAAATTTCCTTATAGCGCCCGTACTTCCTTTTGAAGGTAGAAAATGTTTTTTCTGTAAAAATCGGACGATTATCATCTCCAGTAATACCTTCTTTAACGCATTTGACAATTGAGTTAAGCACATCATATTCGTGCTTCTCTCCTAGTCTGGTGATATTTCTTTTTACTCTATCCGTAAGTAGATTAAACGAGCAGGCGTGAAGAACCGTTTTGCTGCGGCAATTTGTCATGCTATCTAAGGCTCCCGCCTGTATAAGAGAGCTTACGATGCCGATATTAAGGCCGCAATCCTTCGCTGTTATATAAACGTCATATATGTTATCGAATTTTTGACCGCGGAACTCTACAAGGTTAATTAGGCTCTTCTCCGAGACCCCTTTAATTGCATTAAGTCCATACCTAATATTGTTACCCTCAACTGAAAAGTCTATGTCCGACTTACTCAAGTCGGGAGGCAGTAACTTAATATTGAATTGGCTTAGTTCCTTCTCTATCAAATTAACCTCTCGCAAGGGCTCTGGCTCAAACATAGCCATCTCCAAAAGGCTTAAAAAGAATTCCTGCGGATATTTGAATTTTAAATACACAGTAATCGCAGATAAAATCGCATATGATACCGAGTGAGATAAATTAAAGGAATAATTGGCGCTGTCCTCGGCCACTCTCCATAAAATTTCGCCAACCTCTTCTGGGAGGTTTCTCTCTCGGATTTTTTCTTTGATTTTAGCCTCCCATGCGGACATTTCTTTTACTTTTTTCTTGCCCACAATGCGGCGTAATTGTTCCGACTCGTCTAGGGTGAAGCCAATCTTATTGGCCATCTTCATCAACTGCTCTTGATAGAGTGGAATTCCCCCTGTATAATTTAAGACATCCGCAAAAAAATCATGAACAACCTCAGGCCTTCCAGTTCTAACGTTTTCCGAATATTTATCCACAAAAGCCAATGCTCCCGGCCTAGCCAAAGCAATAACATCCGAAAGTTGTTGAATATTTTTAGGCGAAACTTTTTGACAAACACGAAAATTTGTATCAGCCTCAATCTGAAAAAGCCCCTTAGGGTTCTCAAGTTGGTTTAAGGCGGTATAAATAAATGAATCATCTGGGTCGATATCATACATGGAAACCCCCAGTCTTTCGCAGGCCTTGTTCGCCACAGACAGGGTTCTGAGCCCCAGAATGTCAAACTTAACCATCAACTCGGAAACTCCGTTCATATCATAACCAGAAACCAAGTGCCCGTCACCTGACGCTTGTAGTGGCATAATATCAGCAACAGGATAAAAGCTGATAGCAATACCAGAAGGATGTACTCCAGTGTTTTTATTGAGCCCCTCTAGCTTTTTAGCAATCTCAATAATCTTAGGGTTCTCTTCTGAGAATTTCTTGAATTCTTGAGATTCCTCTAGGGAGTCTGATATAGACACCACTTTCCCAAATTTTTTAGGAATCATGCCGCTTACCTGATTAGCCTTTTCCTCAGACAACTCTCCAGCGAGTTTGCAACATTCTTTAAGGCATAGCTTACTACTTAAAGTGTTAAGGGTTAGGATTTTACAAGTGTACCCAGCAAATTTTTGCTCGATGTAATCAATAACTTCTTGGCGGCGGTCATAAGCAATATCGTTATCAACATCACAAAGGAGAGACCCATCAAGAAATGTATCGCCATTATGCTCAATTTTCCTAGCACGGCTTTTAGATACGAAACGCTCAAAAAACAAGTCATGTTTTATGGGGTCAACGCGAGTGACAGAAAGAAGGAATAAGACCAAGCTGCCAGCAGCGGAACCACGCCCAAAACCCGTAGGTATTTTTCTTTCGTGGCAATAATTAAGTATGTCCCAATTAAGCAAAATGTAGTCAGTAAAACCCAAATCATCCAAAATAGAAAGTTCATAATCTAGCCTTTTGGTATATTCTTCATAAGTGTTTCCGAGCCGAGATTCCCTGTTGTTATAGTAGTCGTCTAAAGACTGTTTACACTTTGTCTGCAAAAACTGGAAGTTTGAGGCTTGTCTATTTAGCCCTAGTTCCTTGTAAAATTTATCTTCAATTTTTATGTTTGGAAGCTTTACCCCAGCAGGAAAAGGTTGTTTATATTTTTGAAATTTTTCCATCATATGTCAAGGTCTCCGAGTTCTTTCCATAAGAGTTCGTGATTTTTGAGAATATCATATTCGGCGTCATGGAGTTTCGATGCATCATAAGGGATGTCATAATGCCTGAGCATTGCGGCCATATTAGTTCTGACTCCCCTTTTTCTGCTGTGGGCTAATTGATATTGCCAAGCCAGTAGATTACCATCGGCTAAAGTATGCGGACTTTGAAGGCCGTTCTTAATGGCAACAGCCAGCGCATTAGTATCCAATAGTCGAGAAAGATACGACCAATCGGATTTAAGACCACAAAGACGGCGCAATGTGTTAATGATATAAATATCAAATTGAAGGAGGTTATGGCCCACTATTATAGTATCTTCTCTCCCCATTTCCGTCCACAGAAGATTAAAGACATGATACGGGTCTTCCCTCCTTTCGATATACTTTTTCTTGTTAAACCCCGTGACCCTTGCCGCCTCTGGGCTCACCTTCAAATCGTCCCAAGCAACAAAATGGTCGTGAATGGACTCTACCTTTTTTCCAGTAGAAATAAGCCAAGAAATTTGCCAAGGACGAGAAGAAATGAGATTCAGTCCTTCTGTTTCTGTGTCGAAAACGAGATATCTCTGGTCAAAATTAAATCTTAACAAATTTTCCATGTTCTTGTTCCATATAAGATTGAAAGCAAAACTCGTTGCTTCCGAAATGTTGGAGGTTCGGGGCAGAAAGGTCGCAAGATTTTCCAAAAGAGCGGTTGCAGGTCATGCGATAAACCTGATATGCTTCGACATCTTCCCTGAGTTTATACAAAATAGTTTTGGTTTCTATCTTCTGACTGGGAAGAATCTCGTCGCGGGTATGAATCATGTTCTGAAATAAATTGTCAAAGGGCAGGCCATTCTCCTCAATGGAGAACAGTTCTCGTTCCTTTGGGAATGCACTATCAAAAATACAATTTTTGAAAAAATGAATATTATTCGCAAGATAAGAATCGTAAAATGGATGTACTAACAAGAGGTTCTCTGTTTCGCATTTCCCCAATATGGACAAGTCCAAAAATCCCTCTCTTTCGGGGATGGAGAAAGCCTCAGAAAAAATATGGTACAACTCCTTGCAACCCTTATCGTTTAGGGCAAACAAAATTATTTTGTATGAACTTGTCTCCTTATCTTCGGTTACATCATTGCACATGTTCAGCCTAACCCCAAAACGCAGGGCTATTCCCTCTTTTGAGAAAGTTTTGTGCGATTCAAGGAAGCCTATCATGGAATCTTCAACGAGGTAAACCTCTTCAAGGTTCGCTTCTTTGGCCATAGACAGAATATCTGCTGGCCCGCCATCATGGGTAGGCTTTATCTTTAAGATACTGCGGCCTAAGCTATAATCTGAGACAAAAAATGGTATCATCTTGTCCCTAAAGTAGTTATATACAGGAGTTTGTCAAGAGTTTTTATGCCTAGGGCACCCAGAATATTCCATTTGTACCCATATTTCGCCATCTTTCACGCAGGAGGGGTTGAAATCTTTTTCTAAATAGTTTTTGACAACATCTCCTTCTCCGTTTATTACTGAAAAATATTTAAAATCAAATTTAAATGGACAGTGCCACATAACAGAGCCGTCTTTTTTGAGCTGTCCCTTCTTCTTTGCAAAGCCGCATAATAATTTTCCACCAAAAGTGTTGTCGCTGGGGAAATTTTTGTCAGACGCAAAATTACTACAGGCCGATGATTCATCAAAGTTTTCCACCATTTGCTGATAATGGCTTAACTCATACTCAAAAGCAGTCAACGCCTCATCTGGGATAGGCTTCATTTTTATTACCCCCTTGTCTTCGCCGTCCTCTTTAAACTTGAGTTTCATGTGTCGTAAAAATGGAAATTCATTTTGCCTGAGGGAATACTCTCCAAATTTTTCCCTAATAGCCAGAGAATATATCCAGTCCTGCAAGTTGTCATCTATCTCGCTTCCAACGAAGGTTTTTGCGCTGGTTTTGAAATCCCTCATTTTGGCAATTTTTTTTCTCTTATAGAGAAATAGTTTATCTATAAAGCCAATTATATTATATCGAACGGGGTAATCGTTTTTTTCTAAAACGAA